CGGCGGGCCGTGCAATTCCTGATGCGCGATGAGGTGGACCCGCTCGTGACCACGCGGTACGCGCAGATCGCTCGTGACGTGGACGCGTTTCTCATCGCCCTGGCCGAGCAAGAGGCTAGCGTCACTCGGCGTATCGTCAATACCGAGACCGAGAGCCGGACGATCGACGACATGCCCAGCGAAGCGGCCTTGCGCCGTGCGGTGCGGCAGACGCTCATTCCCAGCCCGGCGACGCCGACCGACCTGAGTACCACGGGGGACGACTGGTGGGGCCGTGCGGCGGCCGGGGTGGTCACCCGCGTGGGCGATTCGCTGATGGTGGGGGTCAGCTTGGAGGAGCCGCTTCCGACGCTCGTCGCACGGGTGCAGGGGACGGCGGCCAACGGCTTTCAGGACGGGATTATGGCCAAGGCCAAGGAAGACGCGGCGCGGCTCTTGCGCACGCAGACGACCAATGCCGTCAGTGAGGCGCGCGTCAAGGTGGCAGATAGCAATGCTGGCACAGTACTGATTGAACATAGTGCGGTGCTTGATAGTAGAACTAGCACTATATGCTTAGGGCGTCATGGCTTGCGCTATACCGTACCAGAGCACGAGCCTGTCAATCATAGCGTACCGTATCTGAATGGACCACCATACCACTATGGTTGTAGAAGTACCATGATACCAGTGGTTCCTGGAGGCGGACGTGTGCCGCAGGAGAGCGTGAGTACATGGCTTAGTCGACGGGACACGGCGTTTCAGGATGCGGTCTTAGGGCCAACACGGGCACGCATGTGGCGGGCAGGCACGCTTGCTCCACGTGCGCTGATCGACAGTCTCACGGGCAAGCCGTTGACGCTCGAGGAGTTAGGTGGATGACCACGCCTGCGGATTTTCGCCCGCGCTGTCGTCAGTTTCTGGCCGACCTGGAGGCGCTCTGTGCCCGCTATGCGGTCTATATCACCCCGTCAGGTTACGATATGCTGCAAATCTGGAATGCCTCCGTCGAGGATGCCGGGGGTTTTGATCTCGGAGCCATTGAAGATTGTACCGAGGAGGAACCGGACGATGCCTCTGCTTAAGCCCTCGCTCCACGGGCAACCCGCTGACCTTAGAGGAATTAGGAGCATGAATGCGTCCACGCTCCTCGCACGCAATGAGATCATGACGACGCGCGTCTTACAGGGCGAGACCTGTCGCCGGGTAGCCCAGGACTATGGACTGTCCGTTACGCGCGTGCAGCAGATTGTGCGGCAGACGCTCCATCACGTCTGCTGCACCCAGGCAGTCAGCGAAGTCCCCCTCCTCCCCCTCGACATGCTGCGAGCGTATTATGCCCGCGAGAAAAGTTTGCGGGGGATGGCGATGGTGACCGTGCCGCCGAGGCGCCCGCCCATGTTATTAGAGGAGTTAGGCGCGTGATCACCGACGCGTACCGCTTCCTCACCCTCCAGGGGGAACCGGCGCTGCTGTGTCTGCTGTGCAATGGCATCAGTTTTCATCCCCAGGATATTGATTTCGTCTACTGTGCCACCTGCTACGTCTGGCTGGAGCGGGTCCCCCGAACCTATGATCCCGCGCAAGGTCCTTACGGGCAGACCGCGAAAGAGCCGTGATGACCACGCGTGATGCCAGGTACACGCATTGGCAGCAACAGCCTGACGACGAACTCGACTATGAGCCGGAGCCGGGGTTCTACGCGTCGCCCGACGCACCGCCAGACCCGCCGACGGTCTTGGAGCGGGTTGAGGCGTTTCTCAGCGCGGAGCATCGCCGCCGCACGGCGCAGGAGGATGCATGCCCGGAACCTTGACGCTCACGGGCGAGGTGTGGCTCCCTGCGAGGCTCATGGCCGGGCGGACGATGGTGGCCATTGAGGCCCTCCTGCATGCGCATGGTGCGCTCCCGCAGCAGGCGCAGAGTCTGCGTTGGCGCCTCGATGCCGAAACACCGGGGAGTTACCGGCTGACCTATACCTTTACGCTGCCCGAGGAGAGTCTGGAGGCGCCCACATGACCTCCTGTTGTGCTTGTGCGCACTGTCAGTGCCTGTGTCATCATGATTTGACCATGCAGGACTATCACCAGATGACGCAGGAAGTCTTACTGGGCGAGCGGTTAGCGGGTGTCGCGGCGCGCTGGCAGACCAATACGTCCCAGTTGCGGCAGGTCATCGCGCAGGTCTGTTATGCGGCGAACCCTGCACGGTATGAGCAGCACCGCGAGGGCGGGGGCAAAGTGTTGGAGAAGTTACGCATCTATGCGACGGATTATGGCTTTGAGGCCGCGCCCACGTATGCGGCCTGCCGGCGTGAGCGGGAAGCGCGATATGACAGAATCTCTGATACTCGACGGCCGACTCGTGCGCCCCATTAGTGCGGCGACGGAAGCCTTTGTCCGGGCGCACCTGCCCAGGACGCCGGCGCTGTACGGGCGGATTTGGGTGGTGGAGACCTGTTGGATCGCTACCTATCGTCATGCGGTGGGACAGCCTGGCCAGTTTGCCGGGTGGGCCTGTCTTAACCCCCGCCAGGAGTTACCGGATGCTTGATGCGCACGTCTGGGAACGGCTCGAACTGCATGGGGTGACGGAAGAGCACCTGCGCATGTTGGCGTGTGCTCTGGAGCTCCAGAAGAATGGCTCCCTCGCCTGGCATTTTGCGCACGGCCATCTCTCGCAATGTGACCTGCGCGTGACGTTTGCGGCACGGCGAGCAGAGGTGGCGCGGGTGGAGGAGGCCTTTCTTGACGATACAAGCGTGCAGCGCTAGCCGAAAGGAGGCCGCGTGCAGGCGGACTGGTTTTATCGTCTCGCCACGAAGGCGAGTCTCGTCGCCGGATCGGCCTGGATGTTTCTGGGGTCCCTGTTGGCGTTCGGGCTCTGGCTGGTGGCCGGGCCATTCTTGCACTGGGGCGAGCTATGGCATTTAGTCCCAACAAGTCTTTTGACGTGGACGACGTGGGTCCTGGTTGTATTAATACAAAATTCACAAATGAAACATGAGCAGGCATTACAACGCAAGCTCGATGAACTTATCCGATCAATAGACAAAGCCGATAATCGCTTGATTGGCTTGGAGAAGCAGCCACCCTCGGCGTGTCCACCGGAGGCTGGCTAGGCGGGACGAGGCAGGGAACCAGGGCGGGTTCCGGCCCGCCCCAGTCTCCACACAGGCATTCACGAGTAGCCATGAGTGTAGCAGATCCTCCCCGGTCCTGCACGTCATCTGATCGCTTATACATTTTTCTGCTTGTCACACGTCGCCATATCTAGTACCCTGCCCGGCTATGAAACGCATCAATGTATATCTCACTGACCAGGAAATTGCCGCCTTGCAGCAACTATCGCAGGACACGGGGCTCAAGTTTGCGGAGTTGGTCCGGCGCCTGATTGATGAAGGCATTGCGAGACGTGCGTCCGTGCGTGCTCAACCTTTGTCCGATATCCAGAAGGAGTAAGCAACCCATGCGATCTCGCACGCGCGACAAGGCTGGGTTTAGCGAGGCCTCGTATAAAAAGCATCACCTCCTCTGGCGTGCTGGGCGCGCGCAAACCTCGGCCTATCATGTCACGCATCCTCAAGCTCGGTGTGTCATTATTGATATGCATGCGGGGGCTGGCGAGGGCATTGCGCTTCCCCAGCTTGATTTCTTTCGGGAAGATGTCTCGTTTCCGACGGCAACCTTGGCAACTCGACTGAGCGATATCGTCCAGGGGGATGTCATTCTATGCGAGCGCAAGGTGAAGGAGCGGCAGCAACTCACGCAGAAGTTTCCTCACGCAGTTATTCTGGCGGATCATGCGGATATTCCAGAACAACTGGGGCATGGGTATGATTGGGCACTCGTACTGAATGATCCCTGTGGCTATTCCGAGCACGGCATTGAGACGATGCAGCAGATTGCGTCGCAGGTGGCCACCGATTGGCTCATTGTCTTTAATGAGGGCTCGTTGATGCGCATACTTGGCATGCGCCCGGTGGTCACGCAGCAAGAAATACCCTTTGTTGCACGGGTACGGGCGGCACGCGCGCTCTATGCCTGGATGGCCGAACCCCAGGCGTGGGCTGCCCGATTGCGGGCGCGGCACATGGCCAGGACTGTCCTCATTCCTGCCTCCGATGGCTTTCGCTATCGTATCTTTGTCCTGAGCCGTATGCTGAGTGATGCGGTCAAACGTGTCCCCTGGGAGATTGTCCTATGAGTCCTCTCACGATCCATCCAGAACTCCAAGCCCTTATTCCGCCCTTGACCGACGAAGAGCTAAGAGACCTTACGCGTAAATTGCAGCAGGAAGGCTGCCAGGAGGCCTTAGTTGTCTGGCAAGAAACACAGACACTCGTTGATGGGCATAACCGTTTGGCAATTTGTGAGCGCTATGAGTTGCCGTACACCACGCGGGAAATGTCGTTTCCAGATCTGGACGCGGCGAAAGTATGGATGCTAGAGAATCAACTGGCACGGCGTAACCTGACACCCGAACAAATGAGTTATCTCCGCGGCAAAAAGCGAGGCGTAGTGGGACAGCCACATGGGGGCAACAGGAAATCAAGTGCAAAAACTTTGCACTTGAAAACGGACGTACAACTTGCCAAGGAACACAAGGTTACAGCAACAACTATACGAAATGACGCTTCTTATGCGAAAAATGTTGATGTTATTGCTGCTGTTATTCCTGAAGCAAAACAAGCGCTTTTAGCACGTGATGCTAAGCTGGGACGTCACGAGGTCAAACAACTGGCCAGTATTGCCAGGGCGAATCCCCAGACGGCACAGCATATCGTCTATACTGTCCGTGCGGCAAAGACGCCCAAGGCTGCCAAGAAGATCGTGCGTGATGCGCTGAAGGACCTGCCGAAGCCTGAGTCAAAGCCACTCCCAAACCCTGAAACACCTGCACTTATGTTGCAGCTTACGATCCAAGAAACAACGCCGAAAGCTGGACTTGAAACAATCAAGGCTGCCGATGGGCGAGAGATGTTTATTCTGCATAAACCGGATTCCAAGTCCGTGTTTAATAAGACTAATGAGATGGTCGATTGGGCGAGTTGGACCTGGAATCCGGTTACGGGTTGCTGGCATGGCTGTGACTATTGTTATGCGCGGGAGATTGCTAACGACACACGTATGATCGAGGCCTATCCGAAGCAGTTTGAGCCGACGTTTCACCCTACACGCCTTGATGCCCCGAAAAATACGCCCTTTCCGAAAGAACTGACGCGGCCTGCGGATAAAAATGTCTTTACCTGCTCGATGGCAGATCTCTTTGGAAAGTGGGTACCACAACCCTGGATTCTTGAGGTCTTTGCCCGCGTTCGGTGCCATCCTGAATGGAACTTTCTGTTTCTGACCAAGTTTCCCCAACGGTTACTAGAGATTTGTGACGCCCTCGGCGGCTTTCCTGTGAATGCGTGGGTGGGCTGTACGGTGGATGGGCAAGCGCGGGTTGCGACGGCTGAGCGAGCTTTTCAACAGATTGAGGCCACCGTACGTTGGCTCTCGGTGGAACCGATGCGGGAACGCTTAACGTTTCAGAACTTGGCCATCTTTGATTGGCTCGTGATGGGTGGCCAAACGCAAAGCTATTTTAATAACACCCCGGCTTTTCAGCCCCCCTGGGAATGGGTCGAGCACTTATGGCAGCAAGCGCGAGTAGCAGGGGTAAAAATCTATTGGAAAGAGAATCTCACGATTCGCCCAAAAGAAGTCCCGTGGGAGGCCTCGACCGATTCATCTGCATAAATAATGCTTGACTTTTCCCCAAGTTATCCACAACCTTAGCGCATAATTCGCTCTCGCCCTCGGGCGAGATCCGCCTCTGTCTCTCACGCGGCATTCGGGAACGCGCTTCCTGGATGCCGCGTTTTCTTTGGTGCCTCTGGCTCTGCGGGATGTAGAGCCCCTGATCCCTGCCTGGCGGGATGCCGGGCCAACCACACACACCGAGAGGGTGCGTATGGCGCTCAAGCAAGTCTATGACGCGCAGTTGGATATTCCCGGTGCCCTCATGGAGCACTACGGGGAAAAAGACGGTAAGTGGGTGCTGGTGCTCGACCCGCCTGCGGAGGATGTGAGCGGTCTGAAAAGTGCGCTCAACAATGAGCGGAACCTTCGCCGGGAGACCGAAAAGCAGCTGGTCGAGTTCAAAACGAAGTTTGAAGGCGTCGACCCCGATGAGTTTCGCAAGATGCAAGATCGCGTAAAGGGGCTCGATGACGCCGATGTCTACGATAAGCAGGGGATCGAGGTCCTCATTGCCCGGCGTACCGAGTCGATGAAAAACGACCACGAGCGGCAACTGGCGACGCTCAAGCGCGAGAACGACCACCTGAAAACCACGAGCGCTGACCTTGATCGCCGCTGGCGCCAGGACCGCATCAAAACGGCACTCCTTGACGCGGTCACCAAAAACGGTGTCTACGAGAAAGCTGTTGATGATGCAGTGCAACGCGGGCTTTCCGTGTTCACGGACCTGGACGAGAAAGGGAACGTCATCGCCAAAAATGGCGACGATACGATTTACGGCAAAGATGGCGTCAACGCGCTCAACCCGAGCGAGTGGATTACCACGCTCAAAGCCAGTGGCCAGGCGCCGCATCTGTGGCCGCCGTCGTCCGGAGGCGGTGCCCCGGCGAGTCATGGCGCCAATGGCGCGGGCGGCATCGATTGGAACAGCATCACGAATCCGGCAGAACGCCTGACCCGCTTCCGCGAGTGGCAGGCGACGCAAACCCGCTAACTCCTCCCCTGACGAGCCTCCTGGCATGGCGCTGAGGCAGGGCGAGGGAACATCCGTGGAGGAAACATCCCTATGGCCCTGACTATTGTTGAGGCGTCCAAGCTCAATTCCGGCGATGTCGCCCGCACAGCGATCGTGGAGATGTACGCGAGGAATTCTGACATCCTGAGAGTGTTACCCTTTGAAGGCATAGCGGGCAACGCACTCAAGTATAATCGGGAGGATATTTTGCCCGGCGTGGGGTTTCGCGGGGTGAACGAAGGTTTCACGGAGTCGGTGGGCGTCCTGAACCCCATCACAGAATCCCTTGTCATTGCTGGGGGAGACCTGGATGTTGATAGGTTCATAACCCAAACCATGGGGGCGAACCAGCGCAGCGTGCAGGAAGGGTTGAAGGTGAAGGCCCTCGCGCATCGCTGGACCCTCGCCTTCATCAAGGGCGACAGTAGTGCCGATCCTCGAGAATTTGATGGTCTACAAAGGCGTATCCCGCCAGGGAGCTCGCAACTGCTCGATGCCGGGGCCACGTCGGGCGGGGATGCGCTGTCGCTCTTCAAGCTGGATACGCTGATCAGCAAGGTCGATGATCCCAACTACCTCATTATGAACAATACTATGGCTCTGAGGCTGGCACAGGCGGCCCGCAATACGGCGGTGGGCGGCTTCATTACGTGGGACCCCAATCAGTTTGGGCAGCGTGTCATGGCCTACAACGGCATTCCGATCCTGGTCGCCCGTGAGGATAACCTCGGCAACGATATCCTGCCGTTTACGGAGGCCAACCCTGGCGGTGGCGCAGCAGCCAGCACGAGCATCTATGCGGTGCAGATGGGCGACGGCGGGCTCGTTGGGATACAGAATCAAGACATAAGCGTAAGAGACCTAGGAGAATTAGAAGCTAAGCCGGTTTTTAGGACCAGAGTGGAATGGTATGCTTCGATCGCGGTTTTTTCGGGCCGTAGCATGGCGCGCTTGAGGGGGGTAAAGGATGCATCTGTGGTAGTATGATTAGATGCATCCTTGTATATACTATGGATCATAGCGATGCTTGAGTCGACTCCATATAGCATGCTGGCTAACACCGTAGCGTTTTGCAAGGGCAGTCTGCGTCCATGCGCCGCTATCCCACAAGGCCAGGGCTTCAGCCCACTCAGCATCACTTATCTTCCAGTTCGCATTGCGTTCTCCACGTGGGGCTCGTTCACGATGAACCCGCAATCCACTGCGATCCCCTCGGGCCAGCAATTCAGGATGCGTAACATTGACATTGCGGCCTTTATCAACGCAATCAACCATGTTAGCAGTTTGTGTTCCTTCCCAGAGGTGTGCAGGGTTACAACAGGCCCTGACGTCGCACGTATGCAGCACCTGCATCTCAGGCGCTGGCCAGCGGCCATGGTGAAGAAAGAAACTGGCGACATGTGCCCCGTCATGGAGCAAGACGCCATTCTCTCGGACCTGAAATTGTCCATAGCCATTCTCATGCACGCTCGCTGTCCACAACCAGCACTCGTCTGGTCCGGCTATGGCTACTTTGCTCCAAAAGCGTTCTTCGAGCGTTTGGGGCCAACGTATGGCCGCTATCGCAAACGTTTGGCACTGCCGACAACAATAGGTTGCTTCTTTGAGACGCGAGGGGGCGACCTCAAAAGGTTTGCTACAAGGTTCGTAGGCACAGATCAAGCTGGTGTATTCAGTCCGGCGATGCCGACTTGCCAACTCAGAACATCCATGCGAGCAATACCGCATGCCTCGTTTTGCAACAGACGGTTTCGCTTCAAAGGACTTGCTGCACGGCTCATAGGCACAGGTCAGCGTGACGCGACGTTTTTTGGACTCGGCGGCAACCGCGTTCCCCAAATTACCACAGGCACGCGAACAGTAGATTTTGGTGCTTTGCTTGAGTCTCGAAGGAAATACTACGAAGGGCTTGCTACAGGGTTCCCACGCGCAAATAACTGGAATACCGTTGACAGGCTCAACCATCAGACAACCTCCCTATTAGGTCGATGTGATATGCAGTTAGGCCCTCGTGCTGATAGGGCAACACAAGGCTTGGATACGAGCGGTGATCAGCCGCTACCTAACCACACGAGTATAGCATAAATGCTTGTGGAAAGAAAGGAAACATAGTGACGACTGCCGTATTCGATAAAGCCCTAGAACTTTTAGCACCAGGAGCCGCTTTGGCTGCCAACGGTAGCAGTACCGGCGTACTCCTCTACCCGCGCCAGTTTCCGTCTGCAGATTGGGTGGTTTACCTGTCCGCGGTCGTTGCTACGGGCACATATACGTTCAATCTCCAGGTCAGCGACCTCGTGGGTGGCACGTATACGACGGTAGCCACTATCACATGGCCTCCCGCTGTGGCGGCTGGCAAGCTGTCGGTCGGGATTAAGGGCAGTCAGGCGCAGTGGTTTGACAACGATAGCAAATTTGTCCGCGTCAACTATGTGATCGGTGGGACCACGCCTGGCGCCGTCGTGGGATCGTATATCACGCTCCCATCCAACAATG